CCCAGTCCGACAGCCCCGCAGCCCACGCCGTACCGGACGAGCCGGTTGACGTGATACCGTGCGAAACGTTGGTCTGTTCGGTGAAGCGCACGTTTTCGTAGCGCCCGATCTCCGCGTTGAAGATCAACTGGATACCCGCAGCGGTGTACTGATGCAGCGTTTCCAGGGTGTTCTTGAACGTGCGCAGGGTAGACGGCCACGCGATGCTCATGTAGTCGTCGCCCACATACGGCGGGATATTGCGCTCTTTCATCGTGTCCACAATCGACTTGACGTGGTTCACGCCAAGCGCGACGGTGTTCGTGCCCGACGCCGTGCCCGTGGTCGAAAGCGTGATAGTGCTTCCGGTTCCGTTCAGCGGCGAGGCACGCAGCTTCGTCAGGTAGAACTGCGCGTATGCGGCCTTGTCGTACACCTTCACCGCATCGTTGCGCAGCGCCTGCATGACGGGCTTGCGGACTTGGAACTTCGCCAATGCTTCCAACTTTCCCGAGTAAGGACGTTTTGTTATCGTGCTGGAATTTAACCAGGCACTTCTATGGCTTTCACCATAGACCAGACTATATCTTCGGTTTCCCGTGGCGTACTCGTGGGGCTTTACTGTCCGTTCTGGACTCCATGCCCTAGTCGTTGAACGATCCACCGATTCCTCGGTGGCTCCGCTGCTGATTGCCCAATCCTTCGCATTTTTAGCGTTCGCACTCGCCGTTACCGGCCATGCTGTAGCTGCGTTGGCTCTAAGGGGATTCCAGCAATTCTCGCCATTTTCAAGTTTACCTGCTTGTGGTAACATGGAAACTCGATACAAGGAGCCTTCATGTCCATTTCCAAAGCACAAGCGGCCCGTGTCACCGTGACTTGCAAGTGCGGTTGCGGCGAAGAATTCAGCGCCTTCCCCGTCTATCGCAAAGGTGGTGGTGGACTGCGAGTACCCGAATACAAGCGCGGGCATCATCCCAACTGCCGCAAATCCCAACTTGGCAACGTGCCGGTATGGAATAAGGGACTTCGGAAAGACACCGTTGAATCGGTCGGCAAACAGGGCAAATCCGGCACGGAACATTGGAACTACGTTGCCGAACTTAATCCCGACTTTTTCTCTGCTGACTTCGATTTCGTTTACTACTCGCGCAAGTACGGCAAAACGCTTCGCAGCAAAGGCAACAAACTTTACGCCAAGTTTCGGCGTGCAATCATGGCGCGTGACAAATACTCCTGCGTCGATTGCGGATTTGTCGCTGACGCTATCGAGGATGGGGACTTGCTTCATGTCCACCATAACGAGTTCGTCAAGCACAACGCTGACCGGATTTTCGATCCGTCCAATGTCGTCACTCTTTGCTACATTTGCCATAGGAAACGTCACAAGTTAAGTAAGTTGCCGCTCTAGTGAATCAGGACGGAATTTCCGTACTCGGTAATCGTCAGGGTCGCTTGAGTGATGAGCGAATTCGTTTCCGGCATGGTGTTCGTTTCCACCAGCGTACCGCCGGCAGTCTGAACGTTGCCGTAAACGTCCCAGGTGAACGTCTGACCGCGCTGCTTGCCGTCACCATCCATCGGCTCGCAGAACTGGCGAAAACGGCTCATGGGCTGGAGAGCCTCGCGCAGTTCATCGGACAGGTTGAGCGAATACATGAACCCGCCCAAACTGTTAGTAGCCCAAATCTGACCGGCCATTGAAATCTCCTAAATAGGGGTCACTTCTGCGCAGCGTAGGGCTGAAATGCCCTCGCTCTGCGCATCTTGTCGATGACTTCAGCGCGTGAAGGAGGCTTTGGCTGACCGCCATCGCCGTCAAGCCGCGCGCTGGCGAGTCGCGGAGCAGCCGGCGCTTGCGCCTTTGCTGCCTGCTTCTCTGCCATCGTGCGGGTTGCGGTAGATGCGTTCGGCTTTGCGGCAGGCAGTGCCTGACCGGGTTTTGGCCTGTTGAACTTCACGCGAATCTCATCGCCAATCGCCTTGTAGAGTTCGGCGTATCCCCTCTGGTCGTTAGCTGCTCTGAGTACGTTTTCCTTATTCAGGAAAATGGTTCTCAAATCATCGTCTTCCAGAAGATCACCGTACTCCGTGTGAGCGAATTTCTTTCCTTCTTCCCAAGAAAGCTGCGGGCCGACAGATTGCTGTACGAGCCGCACAATTTCCTCTGGTTTGATCTGCGGCGCCGACGACCGGAGTGCCTTGATCGCCTGTGCCGCCTGCTCTTTCGTGCCGAACTGGATCAACTCAGCGAGTTGGTCGTCGTTCAGCGCGTCCATTGCCTGGTGCTGTGCAGCGCCTTGCGGTGGCTGCTGACCTTCGGCAATGCGTTTGGCTTCCGCGAGCAGTTGCGAAGCCTGATTCAGTCGGACATCGGCAGCGACTTCCTTTTGCAAGGTGCGCGTGCCCATCTCCACGATTTTCGACAGCGGAACCTGTACCCGATTCCCGTCAACGATAATCTCTCGCGTTTCCTCCGGCGCAGGGGCGGCAGGAGCGGGTTGGGCCGCGACGGTCGTAGCACCGGCGTCCGGCGTTTGCTCCTGCTCCCCTGCATCCAAGTCTGCGCCTTCTGGTTCAGGCGCAGCAGCATTCGATTCTGTCTCGTTACCGTCCTCATCGGTAGCGGGCATATCCTCATTTCCTTCTGTCACGGCTTGGGCGTTGCGCCGTGCAGCAATATCTTTAAGGACGCGGTTCCTGTCGTTGCTGAAAGCGGCCAGTTTCGGCATATTTCCATCGCCGTCACGCTCCCCGTGATCTGCGCTCTGCACAGGCTCTGGTGCGGCCTGTGAAGCCAATTCAACGTGGGTATTCTGCGGCTCGGAAGGCGTAACGCCACCTTGCTTGAACAGGTTTCCGACAGACTCAGCGATCTTGTTAGGTTTCATCTCTACTCTCCAGTGCTTTTCCCGCAGCGGTGCCACGGATTATCAAATCGCGCAGGTAGAGAAGAAACATCTCGCCCACGCGAATCTCATTTTGTAGTGCCTGAATCCTGCGCCAGCGAAACGGCAATGTTCTTGCTAGTTTCATCTGCGCATCGTGCATATCTTGTCTTGCTGCACCGATCATGTAGCGCCCAACGTCAGACTGGACGAACTCTGCGGCCTGCTCGCCCATATCGAATTCAACGTGCAGACCACGCGACTCAGGATCAACGCTGTCCAGCAGTTCCTGTAGTGCTTGCGCTTCGGATTGGTCTACGTTGCTCATGTGTCCCTGTAAGCCTTTATCTGCATTTCAATCGACCGCACCAAGTCATAGGTCTGCTGGCTTTCAACGTAAATCGCTATCTGCTTGAGCATCCAGTCAACTTGCTTGAGCATCGCGTCGAAGTCCATATCTCCTCTATCAAGGCGATTCTCTATGTCGATTACAGTTTCCAGAATCACCTGCTTAAACGGTTTCTGCGGTTCGATCTTTCTGATCGGCGCAGGTATCCAATCGAACTTTTGTACCTCGACTACCTTCGCTTGAGGAACCGGCTTGGCAAGGGCGGTCTGCTTTTTAGGTAGCTTCTTCTCCAGCTTCGTTACAGTTTTCAGTACCTCCTGCGCGACCTCGTTGGATTTCAGGTCTTGGGGGAGAGATACCTTTTCACCCTCTACCTTCTGCGAGTAATAGGGCGGTAGCGGGGCTTTGTTGGGAACGCCTCCACCACCCGCATCTGCGGCTGGCCCTAACATCATCATTAGTAGAGGGAGCAGCATTACTGATCTTCCCTTGTGTTTAGTTGGCCCACACAAGCCGAGGTTGCTGTAACCGATCTGACCGCAAGCGTGACGGTTTCTCCAGGCTGAAGCGTGATTTCGTCGGTAAACGAAAATGTAAAGTTCCCGTCCTGCGTAACTGTTCCCGTCCAGATGACTTGATCGTTCGTCGCAAAGGTACAGGCAGTCGCACCAACATCCACATACGAACAGGAGGTCGTTGCGTAAGCGGTGAAGTTTGGAGCGCCCGCTGTAAGAGTCGCGTTCCTGATAAGGTAGAAAGATGTGACAGAGTTCGCGTTTCCCTTCGTCGCACCACCCATAGAGAGCAAGTTGATTACCGTCTGATTCGCTCTTGATGCGAATGTGATGTCGTTCCTGACAGTGAAAATGGGCGTGTAGGAAGCAGTCGCACTCGTGATCGCAGTCGTGTTGAAGTACGACATTCTCGGGCCTGCGAGCTTCTTCTTGCCTGCAATAAAACCCGCAAAGCTGCCGCACTTGGTCGTTACCGTTCCACCCGCTGTTCCCGTGTTGTAAGTTGACATCAGGAACGGAAAGGACGGCTGACTAACGCTCGTCGTGATCTGCGAGTTTGGAATCCGAAGCGTGTGGACGTTGATAAAGTCCGGGTTGTTCCCCGCTTGCGATGCTTCGATCTTGAATACGATACTGCCAAATCCAAGATACTGAACGTCGATTTGCGCGACGTTACCGTAGAGAGGATTGAGGTTGAAGCCGGAAGGGTTTGATGCACTAGAAGTCCCATCGCAAACATCACCGTTCCAAGATGCCTGTGGAATCCATGTGTCATCTGCAGCCACACCAGCTAGGGTAGGAGCGCCGGGGAACGTCCCTGCGCCCGTTCCAGAGGCGAAGCTGAGTGTGTAAGTCCCAGACTTAACCCCTACCGAGTTGGCTAGGAATACAACCGTCGCACCCCGCTGAACAGCAGTCCATCCGGCATACGTTCCCTTCGATATTTCATAGGCGGTCTGCGTTGCATTGCCGATGGTCACAGCGACAGTAAACGCAACATCATTCAGCGTGACGGTCGCATTTACCTCTGCGCTTGATCCAGCAGATACGGTTAGGGTGTTAATGCACCGCACCCCATCGGTAGAATGGAGTATCCCGAAGGCGGTGCCGTTGTATCCAAACGCCAGAGTGGATTCTGAAGTCCCTATCCCGACCACCTGAATGTTGTTCGTCTGCGGTGTGCCAAACAGCATGGTAAAGCGAGAAACTACGCCCTGACCGGGACGATACCTAAGCCGTTTCCTTGACTGGATCGACCCAAATCTTCCTGCGGTAGTAGCACCCGTGCCCACAGAAAACAGGTTCGATGCCACAGTCGCCGTCCCGCTCGTTCCGTCCGTTGAGGTGATCTGTTCATATGTATTGATCCCGTACACAGCGTCAGACTGGAACACCGGCTCCATCGACTCGACAGAGACTTCACCAAACGGAAGCCTGGGCGAGTGAATTGCAACCTCTAAATGTCCCTCCGCCGTGACAGGCACAAGTTTGAGCAATCCTGAATCTGTCTCGCCAGATAGCGCAACGACTTGAGTTTTGACGCCAGATTCATCAACAGTACGAATAACATCCCCGAACGGGACGCTGACGCCATTGATAGGTGTGTTATTACTCATATCAGGTCAATAATCTCTTGGAATTCAGCATCATCATCACGCTCCTGAATCTCTTTGGAAAGACGCGCAATCTCGTTATCCCGACGCGCTTTAATCTTGTTCTCGATCCTGCGTACAACGCTGTAAATCTGCTGACTTTCGATGTAGGTTGCCGTCTGCTTGAGCATGTGATCCGTCTGCTCGAGCATGTCTGCGAAGTCGTAGTCGCCCTTTGCAAGTCGCTTTTCAAGGTCGTTTGCATCGTCAAGAACGCTGATTGCGACGCTGTTTGATGTCGGGTCTTGCGGTAGAGAGATTCGCTCGTCCAGAACGCGACGCGAGTAGTATTGCGGTAGCGGATTCTTGTTTGGAGTTCCACCACCACCACCTGACTGCACACCTTCCCCAAAGAACCCCCCGCCAAAAAAGGCTCCTCCGAAAAAGTTTGTGTAGACGACGGCCATTACGCTTCCTTCGGTTCCTTGAGCGCCTTAACCTCTGCTTCCAGTTCCTTGATCTTCAGCCCCATCGCGGCGAGTTGCGCGGCGTACTGCGCTTTGGCCTGTGCAATTGAAGCAACGTCCTCGGTGAGGCTTTGGCGGATCGCTGCGACTTCGGCCTGTACTTGCTCGTTCATATAGGTGAACCAAACATTCCTGCGGACTTTACAACCGGCGCAACCGTCGTCGCGCCTTTCGGCGGTTCCTCGCCTTCAGCCACAGCGACCTTGACGAAGCCACCGACTATCGCCAGTTGGTTCCCCTTGAACACGCGCTGGTGCTGCGCGAGGCAGGCATCCATGTCCGCGAGTTCTTCGGCAATCCAGTAGGTTGTGAATTTCACGATGTCGGCAGCGGTAAGGTTGGTGTTTCGGTCAGCGACCTCGCAACCCCTTTTGTGACGCGGACACACGCGAAATATCCGTTGTAAGACTGAACATTTCCATCTAGGTTTATCCCGATTGCGGTAGATCCCGGTGAAGTTAGATTGTTTGAGTTGGTTATCGTCGTTCCAACTTGTGTCCCGTTTACCGCTACGGAGACACTTGATCCGCTGCGAATCACACGAATTTGATACCAAGTTCCTGGAGACGGGGTAAATGCAAACGTGTATCCAGTGCCAAGCGCACCACTGATGCCTGTGTAGAACCGTATGACGTTAGTGTTTAGCCACTGAACAATCCAAGCGTAATTCCCTGACGTTCCCCACTTTCCGATAAGCGTTTGCGTCGCAGCGATAGACGCAAAGTTGATCCAGATATCAATGGTAAAGTCGCCCGGAAGGTCTAGGTCTGTTGACGCCCCCGCAGAAACGTAGTCCCCGGCCCCGTCGCACAAGGCACTAGAGGTCATGCCTGTAGGTGCGGACGCCGTGCTGTACTGCACGTTTCCATGCGCAGTCAGTGTTCTAGCGTAACTCGACTGATCCGCGAAACTCGTCGTCGTGTCTGCCTTGTTGTCATTGATCGCAAGCAGCACCACGCTTGACCAGTAGGGGTCAGTCGCTGCCGCCGCAGCACCATACGAAGCCAACATCTGCTGAATCGCGCTCAAGTCAGCCCCGTCCCGCTGATGATCCATTCCGTCGAAGTCAGCTTCAATGCAGTGGCAATGCCATTAGCAGCGAGGGTTCTGCTGCCGGTGGTTCCTGCCCCGGCCAGCCGCATAGTGTCCGATGTGATTGCTATCGTGAGCACACCCGCTGAAGCTTGATTGACAAACGTGATCGCAGTGCCTATCGGATAGGCGACGTTCGCATTGCTGTCGATGGTAAACGTGCGGGCAGTCGTGTCCGCACTCGGATGCAGAAGGTGCTTTCCACTGTCCGACAAAACTGTCGTGTAGGCCGCACTCTGCGAGTTCTGCGGGATTATTTTTGTGCCTACTATGTTTCCGCTTACCGTTAAATCTGTGCCGTCGAAGGTCAGGTTGGCGGAAGTCGCCTCGCTCGTCGCCGTGGGGAAGTACGGGATGCCGCCTACGGTGGCTCCTGCTACACCAAATCCAGCATTCCACGCAGCAGTACCCGCCGCGCTAAAGGTGCCATCCGGGGCGGTTACGGGGGGGCGAGTCAGAGCCATTATTGAACAGTCTCCGTAACCTGCCACTCACCGTTAACCTTCTTGGCGGACTTCTTACGCGGTGCTTTAGCTGCCTCAAGCATCGCCTTGTTATGCGCTTCCTGACGCTCCAGCATCATCTTGTTGTGCGACTCCTGCCGATCAAGCAGCAACTGCGCGTCCTGCGCTTCTTTCTCAAGCCTAAGTTTCTGGCGCAGTTCCTCTTCTTCCAGCGCCATCCGGTGCGCGGACTCTATCGACTCGATACGCATCTGATTGGCAGATTCAGCCTCGGCAAGCATGAACTCGGCGTGCGCCTTCTGAACCTCTGCGCCCAGGTTATTGCGAGTCTCCATCTCGTTCATCGCAATCGCCTGCTCACGCTGATCCAGCTTACGGGCGCGTTCCAGCAACTGCATCTTCTGCTGGTCGATCATCTCTTTCGCCTTCGCTTCGGCTTGCTGCGCGACCTGCTTCAACTGCTCAATCTGCGGGTCTTTCTGACGGTCGAAGAATTTGAGCGAATTCGGGAACCCAGACAGACCGAATATCTGCTTGCGGAATTCCTTAACGTCCGCATCCGGCAGTCCAGACTGCACCACAGCGGTATACAACTGCGTTGCGTGCGTGAACCGCTGCAAACGTGCATCAGGATCAGTCGCACCCATGCCCACGTTTACAGACATCGTGAGATTAGCGTTCAGCATCGCATCAGACACTTCACTGATACCGTACTTCGGAAACAATTTCGCTTTGGATGCTGCGAGCGCCAAGACAACCGCATCAGTCTCGTATGCGGCCTCTAGCTTAATCAACTGTCGCAACACCGGCTGCACCCAAGTCTCGACAAACACGCGAATAGAGTACTCAGTGATCGTATTCGCACCCTGCGCCATCAACTTCATGCCGCCAACCGTTTCGTTCAGTTTGCGGTTTGAATCGACAGAGGACTGCGCGAAGTTACCGGCCAATTCGTCAAAGTCACCGTTGACCAAGTTCTGCTCCTGATAGGACGACGAGGTAACGTCCTGCCAGTTCACTTCTCGGATGTCTTTTTCGACATCGTTTACCATCGTGATCCCGCCAGGGACGTTCCGAAGCAGCGAATCCACGTCCACGTTCGCACCGCGGCGCACTAGCGAGCGTTTGTTCAGCACATACTTGACGTTATCGAGTCGCTGGTTGACGATTTCGTTGGCTTCTTTCTGCAATTCCTTGCCAAGACCAATCAGCGATGTCGGGACCGGCTTGTGAGTCTCCAAAACGCTGAATCCGATCTGCACCGGGGGACGTCCATCGCCGCAATGCAGGAACATTTCCTCAACCGGCATCGGCTCTGACAGCATGTGCGTGGATTTGAGCGTGTAGTACGCCCAGCAGGTATCGCCTCGCGTGATGAAGTTAAGATGCACCATCACCACATCGAACTCGTTGAACTGCGAAGTCAGCGACTCGTTATCCTCTGCCGAGTCGTTCCTCGCTTGGCGCATCGCATTGTCTGGATCGACACGCGCCTTCAGGATGATGTCCTTTGACAGACGCTTCCACTTCATGCCCTGCTTATCTTCCGATTCCATGTTCTCAAGAACATCGTTCACGAACATTGGAATCTGCATGATGAGGTAGGGCGATGTTCCTACAACGTCATACCAGTGCGCTGCCGGATCGAAACGAATGTTCTCAATCGGGAACAGGTCAATGGATGGCTTGTCCTCAAGTATCTTCGGGACTTCCATTTCGACTTCAACCGGCTCGCCAGTCTCAGGGTCCATGCCCTGGACGGTTTTCTTCTCCATCTTCTCCTTGTAGCGCCACACTTGCATGGACGCCACAAGGCCGACAGTCATCGCATCCTGAAACCCGCCAATCACGGTAAGGAACCACGGGATTGTCTCTGTCAGGCGGTACTGCATAACGTGCTGCATCACTTCGGCAGCAATGATCTGGTTCAAATCCTCGTCGTTCTGAGCGTCAATGCTCATTACATCGGGATTGGAGAAGAATGCCAGCGCCGCCGTCGCCTCGTTCTTTCTTACAACGCTGCGTGACTTCGGGCGGAAAATTCTGGAGCGGTACTTGTAGCTGTCCGCGTTGTACTTCGAGTCGCGGGGGTGCTTCGATTGAAACATCCGAAGATCGTCCTCCCACCGCTTGCGATAGTTGTTCTCGAAATAAGTAGTCGAACGCTCGTCCGCATCCTTGGCGAGTTTGATCCACTCGTTAGTCTGCGACGACCCTGCCGCATCGTTCGCGGTTTCTGCGCCCTGTGATGGATTAAACATCGCTTACGATGATCCCTTCAGGTGCGTACTCTTTCGGTTGCTGCATGAGTTTCGCCTTTTTACCGCCCTGCACGCCCTCAAGAATCTTTGCGTTCTCACCCTGAAATGCTCCGCGCCTCAAATTGGCCGCTTCCAGAAACTCACCCGCCTTCATCACCACTTCGCGCTTCAATCGCGCCGCATCGCCGTCAAAAAGCCTCAGAGGGACGACCATCCCAGCGTTGGGCGATACTTTCAGGGATTTCATAATCAGCATCCCGTCGTTGATCGTCACCCACCAGTTGTACCCCGGATACGTCGCCGTCAGAGTCTCCGCAACCTCCTTGCACTTCGGCAGGTCTGTCGGATTCGGTGCGTCTGTTATCGCGTAGTCCATTTATTCTCTCGATAGCGTAGGTCAGTCCGTCGCACTGGCGAGCGGCCATAAGCAATGCCTCACGTTCCGGTCCCATAGATGCCGCCCGTTGGCCCCGAGTCCCTGAATGTGCGTCCGTTGGAGAACCTGTACGCGGTATCGGGCACATGCCATTGATCGCCCCATGCCTTTCTCACCAACGCGCCGTAGTCAATCGTTCGCGTGATCGGCGGAAGCAGGGGTACTTTCGGGTCGCCAGCAGCCATCAGTCAGTCCGCGAAGTAAGCTGGTTCATAGGAATCCTGCCCCCGGTGTTCGGATGTGTGGCAGAACGTCATGCAAAACGCATCGGCAACGTCAGGCGAGCGCGGGTAGCGTTTTTTCAACTCGTCTTTCGATTCGACCTTCATCTTCCCGCTCGAGGTAAACGCATATTTCGGCAGCGTCAGTTCTGCAACTAGCGTTTCGTCATCGCACAGCTTGCAGTTCTTCTTCTCGAGCCACTTGCGCGCCTTGAACCACAGTTCATCGCGCAGCCTGTTGTATGTGAAGTCAATCGACGCGGCCTCGGCCACGTTCACAGGCGTAATCGGCAAACCCAACTCCATCAACCGATCCGCAACGCCAGCGCCAATGCCGATCACGTCAACGAAAATCATCTTCGGCCGATCTGACGGCGCAGTATCGAGCCATTTCGCGTAAATCCTGCCAGCGGTCTGCATCAGGTCTGTGCCGTTCCACGCCTCATGCTTTTTAAGCACGGCGTTCTCGCAGCGTTCCACCAGCACCGTCCTGTCACCGCCAAAACGCGCAACGTCGATGCCCCAGACAACCTGCCCGAACGCCTCGACATCGCGCACCTTTGCTTCCTCGCAAAGATCGAGCGGGATCACAACGTCGTCCTCTGAATTCGGAAACTCGCCCTGCACGCGCACGCGGTATACGTTCGAGTCCTTTCCGTACTGGTACGCGATGTCCTCGATGAACTGCTTGCTGACCAGTTCGCAGTCCTCGCCGTTGATCGTCATGCATGACCAGCGATCACGGAACTTGTGCTGCGAGTCGAAGAAAAAGCCGCTGCGCCGGGTCGGGTTGGATGCGAGGATGACAAACGTATTCTCGCCAGAGAGCGCACCCTGCCCGACCTCGAAGATCACATCTGGTATCCCGCTCGCCTCATCTGCGATGATGAGCATGTTATCGCTGTGAAAACCCGCAAAAGCCTCGGGCTTGTCAGCCCTGGCAGTACGCGCTACGGCAAACGATTCCTTCGGCGCATCCTTCAAGCGGAACTCATCTCGCGTCCACTCGAACTGCGACGCCAACTCGGGCATCGTCAACTGCAACTGACGCAGCCACTTTGCAATCTCGGCCCACAGCACGTCACCCAACTGGTGCGCAGTCGGCGCGGTACACGGAACCTTCGACGGGAAATAGCACGACTCGAACCAGATCACCGTGATTGCGAGAAACGCGCTTTTAGATACACCGTGGCCGCTTCGTATCGACAGCCGACCCGTCTTGACCAATTTCTCACTGGCCTCGTACCACCAGTCGATGCACCCGCGCCCCTCTTTCTTGTCGTAGTGCGCCGGCATCCCCAACGCTTCCTGCGCAAACAGCACCGGCCCACCTTCACGCCAGCGCATGATGTTCGCCTTCGCAGCCTCGAGCCGCTTGTCAACGCGCTTTGTCGCGGTTCTCATATCGGCTCGTAACTGCGCTGCCCAACCACACCCACTTCCGTCTGTGCAACAGACTCAATTCGCTTTGCAGGGACAACCTCGGCGTCCTCAATCTGCTCCGCCCCCGGCCGCTGCCGTATCGCCCCCGCCGGCATCTCGCTCAACACATTCACCAGCGACGTAATCCCGATATTCACCTGCTGCGACTTGTCCAGCCCCAGCAACTTCGCCAACCTGTCCGCGTGCTTGCCCGCGTCCATCTTGATCTTGTACGGCCGTCCATCAGCACCAAACTCCACCTGATCCGCCGCCGCCAGCAACCCCCGCGGCCACATCTGCACATCCAACCAATCCCCACTCCCCGTCTGCGCATCCTGCACACTCGCCATCGCAGCCGCCGCAGTCCGGTCCATCAACTCCTCACCACGCATCTCGCGCTTCTTGTCCAGCGCGTCCTGATACGCCTCCTCCCTCACATCCTCCCGCCTGATCCACTCCCTCAACACCACACCCAAACACCCATACGCCCCAGCTACCTCCTTCAGCGACTCCCCATCCATCACACGCAGCAATACCCCAGGCCACCAGTTCGGATCACCGTCCGACCGATCCTCCAAAGACTGCAACTGCATCAAGTGCGATAGGCGCAAAGGTTTGCACTCCTTGCGCGCATGTATACCCTTATCCACACATAAACGCAACTTATATCGCTCAGATCGCTTCCTGCCGCACGCTAGCCACTCCGCCCATACCGCGATACCTCCAGCCGCCTAAAATCGCTTGCAGGCCGCTTATACGCATTCCTGTTACATCTTTTCCTTGTTACAAACACAGCGTTTTTTGGGGGCGGGTGGGAAAGGGGGGGACTTAGACTTCGCACCGGGGGCCAGTCTGGGTTCGTCCCAAAAGCCCGGCCAAATTCCAAAGCGCTTGCCAGGATGGGTGCGATTCTGCCTCGAGCATTGCCGCGCTAGCCTGCGCCCCGATACATCATCGGAGCGTAGTACATGCAGTATCAATAGGTTATGTCATGCCAACAGGCTAGAACAGCCCATTGTTGCGAGGAAACAACGCTAAATAGCGGACATTCGAGCCCTGATCCGCTTAACCTGGTCGGCGTGATACTCGGCTCGCCGCTCGTGATGTTGGAGCAGCGCGGTATCGCACAGAATGCCATCAGACAGGCGCGCGTTATCCAGTACACGGCCAACCGTCCATCCTCGCTTTAGGCGCATGTAGACCGTGCCAGGATCAGCGCCAGAGGCCACGGATAGCTCAGTAATAGTCCAATCCTTTCCGGACCGATCTTTGTAAGCCTTTGCTTTCATGTTCGCCCCATTCATACATTGTGACAGCGCCATTCTAACATTATTACATGTGTCCGCAATGTGTCGTAATCTGGCGATTCTACAAAATGAGTGCGAAATGCACTGCAAAATAGGAAAAGTGGTTTTCACTTTTTCCCCCCGCGTCACACAGTGCGGACACATGTTAGAGTGTAAGAGTGCTGTTTTGTGTCGGCACTGTGTCGGAGGTGTGTCGGGATGTGTTGAATGTGTCGGTATATGCATAAGCGGTTTGAATCCTGACATCAAAATAACTTCGTATTTATTCACGTTTAATCCCTTGCGATGTGCACTTCTTTGCACTATTATTCAGACATGGCAGGCACTAATGCAGGCCGAAAACGGAGGAAAGGGACCATGGCTCGCAACATATTTTCAGTAGGGACAAACGCAAAGACAGTGAAAGGCGAGAAGTATGGATATTTAACTGGCGTGCTATACCTTGCGCCTGCGAAGCTTTCAGGCTTCCAGGTGTGTCCGATGGCGCGCGCTGCAGGGTGTGAGGAAGCCTGTCTTAATACGGCCGGACGCGGCGCTTTCAATAGTGTCCAAAAGGCGCGCATCGCAAAGACTCAGCTCCTCTTTTCTAATCCACGCGGAAAGCTCGAATTCATGGCGAACGTCGTTTTTTCTATCCGTGCGCTTGTGCGGAAAGCATCAAAGCTTGGAATGACTCCGCTCGTCCGTTTGAATGGAACGTCCGATATCCGCTGGGAGAATATTCCGGTAACAGTGGACGGCGTGAACTATGTGAACGTGTTTGCCGTGTTTCCTGACGTGCAATTTTACGATTACACCAAGCTTGCAAACCGCAAAGGTATCCCGGCGAACTATGACTTGACGTTTTCCTACTCCGGCCTGCCAGGGTTTGCCTCTCAGGTTGCAATCGCGCAAAAGCGCGGAATGCGGATTGCCGTCGTTTTTCGCTCGCGGGACCAGATACCGGAAAGCTTCTTGGGTTTGTGTTGCGTTGACGGCGATGATTCAGACATCCGCCATATGGACCCGGCCGGCGTCGTCGTCGCTCTGTACGCGAAAGGTAAGGCGCGCCATGATCAATCCGGGTTTGTCGTGGACGGAATGCGAAAAGCTTTGCGTGTTATCCCTATTTCAATCGCAGCATAAGAGGAGGATTAAATCATGGTGCGCATCATATTTAATCGGATTCTGGGCGGGTGGTTCATTGTGCGCGGACGGCATGACGCGCCAATATCTGGCAGGTTTGATTCTAAGGCGCAGGCGCTAGCTCATCTAAACGGGAGGAAGTAATCATGGATCCATTCTTCAATCCGATGGTACAGAAAATCAATCGCGATTTGGTTAAGTATTCCGCTGGCATGGCGATTTTCTGCCCGCATTGCGGCCAGGTTGCCGATTGCAGGCGCTGGATAGTCGCGACAATCGGCGAGCGCACACTTGGAACCTGCGCGCCATGCTGGGATAAGGCAATCGCCGGCAAAACGCTGCCAGAATCGATTGAAGTACTTGACGGGCGGATTCTGTTTGGCCGTGCGCGCAAGTCTAAAGCTAAGGCATAGGGGGCAATCGTGAACGATTACAAAAGCAAATCTGACGCCGAATTGCGCTATATCGTGAAAGACGCTGGCCTGGCAGCGGTTGCAATGCGCAACCTTGACGCGAAAGCGGAGGCAAAATATCTAGATCAAGTCAATGATGCCTGCAGCGAACTGTATCGGCGCGCAAACCCGAAGCAAAATAAAAGGCGCGCGCCATGAATTTATACCGCGCGAGTTACTCAACCCAGGGCGGCACAATCCGCCGCATGACATTCAGCGCAGCCTGCGATTCTGATGCCAGAGAGTATGCCGATATGCTGCGTCTTTCGGACACTGTGGCGAGCGTCGAAACGCTGCGGGAATGCGAGCGGCCGGTTTTTAATCTTACTGAGGAGGTAACGCAATGAATATGCAAATGTGGGAAGTTATAGCGCGTTCAGGCTGGGCGGGAGGTTCGCCAAATCCAGAATGTTCCGCCACGCTAATAATAAACACCCAGGCGGATACGATAGAGGAAGTCCGCGCAATTGTTGCCGCACTTCCTGAATTAATAGCCGAACGCGACCGCCTGCGCGCATCGAACGCGGCGCTGCTGGCGGCGCTGCAGGGAGTTACGCGAACGCTGGAAGCATTCAGCTATACGACAACGCTTGGGAAAACTCAGGCAGCGCGCCTAGACGCAGCCCGCACCGCCATCGCCAAAGCGGAGGCAGCATGAGCAAGCACACGCCGGGACCGTGGTATTACGTTGGCGGAAGCGACAAACGCGCCGCGCCGTACATCAGGAAAGAGGGCGACATGGTGCCGGGAACGATGGCGATTGCCAGCGTAACGGGTCGCGGTGGTGTTTCCGAAAGCGCAGCCAACGCCCGCCTGATCGCCGCCGCGCCTGAGTTGCTGGCGGCGCTGAAGCAATTGACCGGGGAAGTAACCGACCTTGAGCGCAATCGCGTCAGAGAATCAGCAGTAGACGCAGCCCGCGCCGCAATCGCC